TGTTCCACTTTGGATATCAGGTGTATTCCCGATCTCAGGATCACTACCATCACTTCCATCATCATCCTCCAATAATTTTTCTGCTTCTTTAAAGATGTCTTCCATGTCTAAGTCATCATCAAAAGTACCTGCAATGGCATCCTCATGTTTCTTGAAGTTTTCATTGTAAAATTCTTCCTTAATGGCATTAACATATTGTTCAGAGATACTATCCAAAGGAGAGTATGCTGTAATAACATGTCCTGCAGGTAGAAAAAAATCTCTATCCTTACTCAGGGGTGCCCATGGAAACCATGATACTTGATAACCTTTAGTTCTGTCAAGCACAATACCACCCTCAGCATCAGAGACAATCTCTAGACGAAAGGGTTTATGTAACTTAAAACCAACAGGGTCTTTAGTCTCAGGATCAAAGACCTCCTGTACTTCAGTTATAATCTCTTCACCTGATCTTAATAATAAAAGCGAAACGCTCATTCTATGTTTCCACCCATCTTGCGTACATTAGTAATGTATGTATCACGCAAACTTGGTACTGGTTCTAGGATAGTCACAACCATATTATGATTGATTGCTATTCTAGTTTCTGGTGTAAGGGGACACCATGGAGAGTAATGTACTTTAACTTCTGGATCTTGTACTACTCCAGTAGTTCCATCTGTCTTAGGTTTATCGTACTCTACTAGGTAAGGGTAGTTAAAGATATATGCTTGACGTTGGTTAGTAGTCTTATCAACTGCTTCTTGTAAGTCTGTAATAACTTGATCACCATTGTGAAGTATAACAACTTTAATCCTATCAGGATTAACGAGTGTATTGTCAATACCTTGAGGAGTTACATTAATTGGGTCTTTCTTTTTTGCCATTCTCGCTAGCTCTTATATAAACATTATAAAGGAGGGATCAACGTTTGTCAACCCCTCCTATGTAGGACTAGATAAAATCCTTTCTAGCGTGATGTTCTGGAACTATCTTTCCCAGTTGTACCACGAGCAATCCGTCTCTGAATTCGACTCCTCGTATTTCGGTATCATCTGAGAGTGACCAGACCCTAGTGAAGTCCCTTGCGGCCACTCCTCTATGTCTAAATGTTCTATCATCCTCCTGTTTTTCTTTTGTGCCTTGGACATGTAATTTTCCAAACTCCGTAAAGACTTTGAGTTCATCTTTTTTGAAGCCCGCCAAGGCAACCTCCAACCTCGATTCAACATTGTTAATTTCGATAATGTTATAGGGTGGGTAGTTAGATGTAGTGTCTACTCCATCCCAGAACCGATTGAGGTAATCGTCCATTCCTATGCTGTTACGATTAATCTTCTCTATTAGTTCTGGAAGATTTGCAGCATGGTATCTTGCTAAGTTCATAGTAGTTCTCCTTAAATAAGCGAGTGTTTAATTTGTGTACCCGAAGCGTACACTCTTATTTAAGCACGAACTATAAAAAAGCGTTATGGTATAAACCGATACTATAAGTTCGGTTAATCCTCTTTCTTCTTTCCAATGTTGTATTTACTCTCTAATGTCCAGTCTCCTTTCTCTTTATAAGCAAGGACTTTTATCTGACTTAGAGGTGCTACGTCTGCTATAACTTCTTTAGCATTGATGGAGACTAATCCCCAATCGCTTAGTAACTGTACTATGCGGTTCCTACGTTGCACATCATTGATAGACAAGTTTGCTTTCTTACCATCAAGAGCAAACAGTTCTTTAAAATGTACAATGTAATATCTACCCTGTTTGTGAAGGATGTGACACGATTGATATAACTTCTTTTCTTTGCGTGAAGCTACTCCAATACGTGTTAATGTTTCTCTAACTTTAAGGAAGTCATCGGGTTCCTTCAACCCAACTTCCACCATCTGTTCAGCAGTCCAGATGACCTCTTCGATCGCACTCATCTTTTTCCTCCCATGTCATATTTGTTATGTAAAAATTCAATTTGGGGTTTGGTTAGAAGAGTTAATGCGACCTTCGCTTTTTCATTACTATATCCATAGTGTTTCTTGACCAGATCCAAGTCACTGACTTGTTCTTTCTTCAACCACGGAGAAAACCTTTTCTTTTTCCTCAATGTATATAGGAAGAAAGCATACTGCATGTCCTTATCGACATGAGCATTCATATTCATCTCGTTCGCAAATAAGATACTATCAACAGTACCAGACAAGCATCTATTAACGATGTAAGGAGGATAAGAAGATATCGCTGAAGGGTCATCATCAAGGAGATCTTTCTTACTGAAGTTGACAGAGTTAAGCCAGTCTTTAAGTTCATACTTCATTGATTAAGGGAGTAAGATTTCCAACACCAGTATTTTTAACACGTCGTCTACGAGCAATTGTTTTTAGTCTCCCTCTAGTCTCTGACATATTTGAAGTATGAGTTCCCCATCTCAAATTGTCAACATGATTACATCTATGTCCTTTAGGTCCATGACATATTTCCTCACCAAGAGTAGGTGGTCTCATCCAACAATCAGCAACCATCAGATGTACAGATCTTGTTGTGTATTTTATTCTTTCTTGCGTTATTGGATTGTGATGAGAAACATTCACACAGAAATAATGATATTTTTTATCTTTATTATTTCCCTGTAGACCATAATTTAATTTGATGGTTCCCCATTCGTTGATCTCACCCCACCTACCTGGATATTTGAGATCATATTCTCCTGGTGTACGATATATTGATTCACCATCCCTACTTACGTAGTATCTTTTGAATACTGGATGTTGTACAACACCTTCTGGTGGAGTTAACTCTGGAAATAAATTCATTACCAAACCCTCACAGGACCGACAACACCAGTTTCAGAATTGTTTATTCTGTAAATCATAGTTCTCCCTTGTTTTGTATTACAGTGGATTTCACCACCTTGGATTATTGCGGTAGCGATATCGGTACCGAATGTAGAGTATGCACCTCTACGTGTGTGATACAGTTGTGCCTTGCCCGATGGCAGTACACGAACCCCCAAACTTCCCATAATTTGTAATTAATAATTCACGACGTTTGTGTTGATCCTCCATGTAAGTACCTGTGGATCTCATTGTATAAGTATGAGCGAAGTCATACTGACACCACTCTAAAAATCTCATAACAATATCAGGGTGGTTGTTATAACTTATCATAACATTACATAAGCATTTGTCAAATGTATCAGCAAACTTTGCATGATCAAATCCTTTATGCTTATCACCTTTATGTCCATACAAAGCATCCTTAATATCATAAGGAGGATCTGCATAGATGAATGTTAAGGTCTCGTCGGAGACGAGTTCCTCGTACGACACATTGGTAATTTTCCATCTGGAGATGAGTTTGCTGTACTCTGGCAATCTCTCGATCCCCCTATGGGAAAAGTTTGAATTGCTGGCTGCTTTCGAGAATGAACTGCTCTCAGTGAGACCAGAGAAAGAACACTTATTAATAATATAAAAATCAACTGCTCTATCTTCTTGACTTCTTTTATTGTCATTTAAGTTCTCCTTTGAATCTAAAAATAATTTCCTTGCACTCTCTTCATCAGGATGAAAGTTCTTTGCTCTCATCAACTCACTATGAAGATAGTCACCATTGTCTCTTAACTGTACCCAAAAATTATATAATGGTTCATATAAATCATTAACCCAAATAGGTATCTCCTCAGGTAATCTTCTAGTCATTTCTATAGCCATGCTACCACCGCCTAGAAATGGTTCACGATACTCTGTTATCTCTCGACTAGGTAAGTGTTGCAATAACTTTGGAACTGCCCTTGACTTGCCACCAGGATACCTTAGAGGTGTCTTAAGTTTCATTCTTCAACACTCTCCAATTCTTGTATAGAATCTACTGGTACTTCCTGATCACCTATCATATACCAGTGCTGTGGCATACCAATACTATCTTTTCTAACACCTAAGTAAGAGAGATCACTAAAGGAGTTCTCTCTTAACATTGCCTGTAATCTCCAGTGTATTAGTTCAGACTTCTTCATCAACTTCTAACCAGATAATATAATCATCAGGATCTAACTCAGTAAGATCTATTTGATCACGACGGAAATCACCTGTTGGAGGTGGGATCAAAGGTTGGTATAAACCTCTAGGTCTTTCTTGTGGGTAATTATCAATCAATGCTTCAACTGCTGTGTCGAACCATCTGTTCATAGATTTTGCCATAGCACGATATGATGAACCAACATATAGTTGTCCACCTACGACAGCAACAGTTGCTGCACCCCAGAACAAATAATAAAATCTAGATTTCATTTGTGCTCTGATCTTGTCACGTTTACTCATCAGTTTAGTCATAATCATTTGAATTCACACTCTACCATGATCTCGGTAAGTGCTGCTAATAAATTAATTTCCTGATCAGCAACAAATGCTGATTGGAATTGATACTTACCAATAATCAAAACCGCTTGAGGTATACTCTGTGGTTTAAGACTATCATATAAGTTATCATATACTGTTCTCAGTATAGCATTAGGATCATTGTCGAGATTACTATTGACCCACTTGCGTGCAACAGAGAACTCTTTGTTCTTTAACGCAGATACTAACTCGCCAAGTTTGACGTTATTTAGTACCGCCAGAATGCCAGTGTCGATATTCCCTGTCGCAGAATACCTTTGGAGTTCGTTGAGTGTTCTTCTGAAGTCTGGGAAGTATTTCTGGACGACCTCAGCGACCACCGCATTATCAAACCGTACATTTTCTCTGGTAAGAATATCACGACATCGCTCAAAAAATTGGGCAGCGATCTGTTGCTTGTTCTTTCCTCGGACATTGCAATCAATAACAGTGGTTCTAGAATGTAGTGGTTCAATAATTTTGTTCTTAAAATTACAGGTAAAAATAAACCTGCAGTTATTTTGGAACTCTTCTATTGAAGCACGTAATAATAACTGTACATCATGTGTGGTATTATCTGCTTCATCTATGATGATGACCTTATGGTTAGACGATGAGGTCAACGATACTGTTGAAGCAAACTGTTTTGCATTGTTACGTACAGTGTCAAGAAAGCGACCCTCATCTGATCCATTGATCACATAAGAATCAACTCCTAGTTCATGGCATAATGCTTTTGCTACTGTAGTCTTACCGACACCTGCGGTGCCACACAGGAGTAAGTTAGGTACTTCTCCGTTGGTAACAAAAGATTGAAATGTATTCTTTAAATCGGATGGGAGAATACACTCCTCAATAGTTTGTGGACGATACTTTTCGACCCACAGAAAATCATCCTTCATACTTACTATCAGGTTCTAGTGCGATGAGATACTCAAGATCTCTGTTGCTATCTCTGAATAGAGATGCGTTCTCTTTACTAATAGTAACCTCATAATCACCAGGTAGCAACTTGAGGTTTTCAACTTTAAAGTTGAAGCTAAATTCTTTGTCGGTAATCCCTACCTTGACAGCATAACTGTTTGATGTGTCATTCTTCTTATCACGTACGACAAGTTTAACACTAGCACCATCGCCAACAACTGCTAGATCTTCGATCTGATAAATTGCTGCTGCCTTAATGATGTTAGAGATGTCACTCCATGCCACAGTAAAGCATACATCCTTACTAGGAAGTTCAACCTTCTTCTCAGGAGGTTGAGTAATGGTAGAGGGATCAGCAAAGAAATATCTTGATTGACATTTACTATCTTTGATTAGTACAAAGTTATCGTTCTCGAAATTAAAATCAGGATTTTCAAAAAGTGAAAGACCAGATAGGAATTCGCTCAGATCATAGATAGCAAAAGTTTTTGGAAACTTCTCTTCAACAACCGCACGTGATAATATATTCTTCTGTATGGATAGAGTGGATAACTCTGTACCTTCTTTGAAGCAGATTGATTGGTTGATGTTTGAGAAGTTCTTGAGAATGTCAAGTGTTCCTTTTGATAGTTTCATTTACTAAAATAATATAATAGTACACAATAGTGCACCGCTTTTAAAATGTCATCTTGTGGACGACCTTTTTTATCGTACCTGCTCAGGTACTTAATTGCATTAGATCTGCAGAATGCTTCTGCGTCACCAATACTTTCGATTAGATCAAGTGTCTGGAAGTTACCGTTGGCATAATGCTGTGAGTAAGTACCTTCGATGTACTCTTTCGCTAGATCAAGTGTTTGATCTTCATTATACTTGCAAACAACATTATTGTCAACTGTTAGATCTATGTTACCAGTCTGAGAGTAATACTCATAGGGATTTACATCCTCTCTTAGAGGATAGTCATCCATTTCACGGATTTCATCCTCTTCAGACCATCTTCCTTTTGTTTTGTCCATAATAGGATATTCCTCGTCAAGGGTTCCATCCAAGACAGAACCCAATAAACTCCATGCATTAATCATATCAGTTTTTCTCTTCAAAGTCAACATCTGCATCCACCTTGTCATATAACTCTTGGAATGCTTGCTTGGTTTCCTCATCAAAACGAGAGATACAAGTAGTAATTGCCTTAGCACGATTACCAAAGATTTGGTATGCTCTGACGATGTGTACAAGTCTACGTGTACTGATGACCTCATCAATACCACCATCGTAGAATGTCTTACGGATGATGTCTGCCCAGTCAACTAACTTCTTATTAAAGTCATCGTTAGGGTTAAGGATCTCAAGGATCTTCTGCTCTGATACAGGAGATGGATACTGCTGCTCGAAAGTAACAGGGAACCTCTCTAGGAATGCTTCGTTCAATACGTTAGTACCTACGAACCTACCATCGTCAGAACCTTTACCCTTAGTGTTAGCAGTTGCAACAACTGTGAAACCTTGAGCAGGTTGTACGAACTTACCTATCTTTTTAAGGAAGACACCCTTACCTTCTAGGATAGATTGTAAGCATAGGATCTTGTTAGATGCTAGATCAATCTCATCAAGTAATAGAACTGCACCTCTTTCAAGTGCTTCTACCACAGGACCATTATGCCATACTGTGTTGCCATCAACTAATCTGAAACCACCGATGAGATCATCCTCATCTGTTTCGATAGAGATGTTAACTCTGATAAGTTCTCTGTTTGCTTTAGCACATGCCTGTTCCACAGAGAATGTCTTACCGTTGCCAGATAAACCTGTGATGAACATTGGGTAGAATAACTTAGAAGTGATAACCTTTTTAACATCAGCAAAATTACCAAATGGAACGAAGGTAGTATCTGTAGCAGGTACTAAGTTACGCTCTGCTGAGGGCAATACAGGGGGTGCTGATAATGCTTTTTCAAGGATCTCTCTTCCTTCAGTTACAGTTAGGTTCCATGAACCCTTCTTAACTTTGAATGCATTTAACTTACGTGCAACTGTTGCGTATGCACAATCATTTGCTCTTGCAAACTTCTTCACATGAGATGCATCTATCTCACTACCGAATTCGTTGCGGAGTTCATCAATGAAGTTGACGGATAGTTTTCTCTCGAATGCCATAATAAAAAATTGAAAATTGTTGTGTATGTATTAATAATACCAAATAAAAGACCCCTGTGTAGGGGTCGTGTGCCACTTTGTCAAGTGGTTTTATGCGATACGATCAATGAAGGAAGATAAGATCTTCTTGTTCATTTTCTTACCCTTAAGAGACTTAGTGAATGCTCTCTTGATCTCTGCCTTGGTAGGATCTTCTTTCTCAATAGTAAACTCATCGTCTGTATTGAGTGCGGATATTGCTAGAGCATACTGTACTGTATATGCAGAAGATAAGCATATGAAAGATCTAGTCTTCTTCCACTCTCTGTCTGCATCTGCCCATGCAAGGTTATCGTTAAGGTCACCATCGTACTCATAACCTAAGCATGATCTCTTAAATCTGTACCAGTCATTACCTGTAATAAGTCTGATGTTCATGAACTCACACTCAGGAAATCTGTCACGTAGTTGATAGATGAATGTATCTGTCTGATCATATCTGTCAGGATTGAATTTGTATTGCTTACCAGTTTGACGATCACGTAAGATAGTTTGTGTATTGCAGTGTCTAGAGATAACACTAACTTCACCATCGTATTGAGAAACAACCTTCTTACCATATCTTATTGAGTAACCTTCGCCATCAGTTAGATTGATAACGTGTACTTTCTGAGCACCAGTTCTTTTCTTGAATGATGGGATAATGTGGTTTAGAGAAATAGTTGCTTCATTTAATGGAGTACCACCTAGGTTCATCTTGTTAGGAACTCCACAACTGTAGTACCCTCTGAAACTACTTGCAAGACGGAATAAGTTGTGTGCCTGTTTGTCATGAGATCTATTGTTACTAGCACTTGATAGAACGTTGAGCATACGGAAGTCACGTAGGATAACCTTACCCTCAGTGCTTGGATCTTCATGATACTTATGCTCATCCTTCTCAAAGTTATCGGAGAAGAGGTATACATCATAACCAATACCAACCTTACGACAGAATGATACTAGTGTAAGTACTTGCTTGATTGTATCAAGGATGCAGTTGGACATAGAACCAGACCAATCAACATTGAAAACTAATCCGTGGTTCTTACCCTCAGGTATAGTAGTTACTTTTCTGAAGATGTCATCGTTGTACTTATATGTGTGTAACTTAGCAGTATCAAGAACACCAGTTCTAGATGTGGTAGCACGAGCATAACTGTCTGCTGCCTTCTTCATCTCAAACTCTTTAACAAGATAGTTAACTTCTTTGTTCTGTGAGATCTTGAACTTTCTGTACTCAGCATCAGCGTTATCAATATTCTTAGTGTACTCTCTTGCCATGTGTAACTCATACTGATCAGAGAAGTCTTTAATGTGTCTAAGGTTCTCTTTACCTACGTAGAAAGTATTCATTAGTTCACTAACTTCTTTGTTAGATACGAAGAACTTACTAGAGATAGTCTTAGGTAACTCAATGTAATCATACTCTAGACCCTCAGCATTAGCAAGACTTTTTAATCCATCATTAAGAGCATCTAATGTTTCCACAGTTGGTACAAACTCTTGAGGTTCCTCTGTGTTTCTACCGACTTCTTTACCATGTGCTGCCTTTGGTTGTGGTTTCTCTTGACCTTCTTCTTTGTCATCTTCTTTACCTTCAGATGGTTGAGGTGTGCGACCTTCAGATAAATCTTCTAACTCATTATCACCATCAGTAAAATCATTATCTCCTGATGCAGTAGGAAGTTCAATCTCTTCTTCTTTCTCTTCTTGTGCCTTCTCCCACTGCTCTTTCATGAATGCACAGATCTCTTTAGAAAGTTCAATTACATCCTCGAATGTTTCTAGTGCATCACACTTAGCAAGGAATGGTTTCTCTTCGTCACTGAAGTCAACATCAACAAAGTTACCAATCTTGTACTGTAAATTTATTCTGTCAATAAAACCTAGTGTATCAATATCTTTATCTTGGATTTGGAAGAAGTCTTGATCAGCAAGAATTTTATAACCTCTGTAAAATGTTTTAGGGATACCTTCATATCTTCTCTTCATTAACTTCTCGATACGAACGTCCTCTATGCAATTAACAAACTGCATTGGAACCTCTGCAAGAAAGTCCCACTCATTAGGAGTGTATAGTGCATGACCTACCTCATGTGCAATCAGACTATCAATAACTTCTGCCTGATCATGCTCCCAGATAGGTAGAGTTAGAACTCTAGTCTCAACATTAAACTGTGCAGTTTCTACTGGTCTGTTCTCTACTATTAGATCCTCTTGAGCAAGGAGTTTAGCAAGTGATTCTTTAACGAGGTTCATTTCGGTTTTGTTGTGTATGACTCTATGATAACAAAAAACCGCCCCTTGGGACGGTTGAGTAGACACTTTGTCAACTGGTTGCGACGCTTCCTTGCTTGACGCAATGCTTGTGGTTTAAGGTGGCGTTTCTGTTCCTTCTTGGAATGATGCTGCCAATTGGGGACTTTCATAGGATCAATCCAAATACTATGCTGTACCTATATAGGTACTCTTTTGTGGGTCCTAATCCTCTATGGGGATAGTGTGATGGAAAGACTATGATCCTACCAGGTTCATACTCATACTCCTCTAGCATTTCTGATTTGTCCTCAGAAAAGATTTGGAATTTACCACCCCACTCTTTTTCCCATGTCGGGTTAGGCATTACCATTATAGTATGCTGAGAGCGATCTGTGGGACCATTGCTGTCAATATGTAACGTTCCGTCACATCCGCTATGCTGAAGGTTCACATCTATCCTGTTGAGATAGACACGTGTGCTGTCTAGGTCAAGCAGTCTGCATAGATGCTCAAACATTTTAAAGAAGGTAGGAGCATTCTCGTTATCCAGATATGATATTATATTAGGATGGTTCCTCATAAAGATAGAAGAACCAAATAACCTGTGACTACCTTCCTGATGGTATGGCCACGTAAAAGAATTTGCAACGTTGCAAGCTCTATAACTTAACTTACCTTGGAGGATAGTAAAGATATCATGGAGATATTTTATGTCAAACTTATTATCGTATACTCTAGCAAGCACTATCTTTCTTAAATGTAATCTGGTTGCCACCACCTAGATTAGCAGTCCATGTTGTATTGTGATGGAAGTGTTCTAAGATGTGATCTAACTTATGGTTGAGTGCATCTATCTTACCAATCATATCAAGTCTATCCTGTCTTGACCAGTCATGCTCTGCATAAGTATCAGGATGAAGTCCACCATTTAAACTCACCTTTTCTGTCATCCCATTTTGAAGTGGAACTCCTTGATAGTTCATTGCAGGTTTAGTTGGATTTTCTCCTAGACCTGATTCAAATAAATGCTGTTGGTCTTCTGGTACATCTGTGCCTGTTGTCTGTGCTGTTTCAGATGTGATATCTTTACCAGGTACTGCACCTGATGATGTCATTATATGTTTTCCTCCATGAGGAACGTCGTTGTAAACTGTCATGTTATTCTTCCTTTGAAATTACTGAGAAGTTTTGTTTCTTTTCGACCTGTAAGGTAGAAGCGAACTTGTCTTGTAATGATTCTGTTTTATGAGAGATCACAAAGACATTAGTGTTATCGGATACTGTATGTAGTATCTTGAGGAAATCATCAGTACCTTGTCCATCCAATGAACTGTCAAAGATTTCATCTAAGATTAATAGATTAGTGTTAGCACTGTTCTTCATCTTGGCAATAGTTCTCCAAGTGAATAGGAGAGCAAGGTCAATCCTCATCTTCTCTCCTTCAGAGAAAGAAGAATAAGTAAACTCATCTCTGAACCTAGACTTAATAGTTTCCTCAAAATTTTCATTAAGATCGAATGACACATAGAAGTCTAGTTCCTTAAGGTATCTGTTTACCAACTGGTTCATAACTGGAAGATACTTCTTAATGATAACTGATTTGATACCAGTATCCCTGAGCATATTAGAAACGACATCGTAGTC